GACCTTACGAGATCTATGAAAAACGTAAACATATTTGATCTATACTGTGATACCTATGGTAAGACTGCAGTGAAGAGAATAGATTTTGGTTATGGTACAATCTCACCACAACGTTGGGGATATAAAGCACCACCTCAAAAGAAAAAGAAGAGATAATTCCAAAATATGGTGAAAAAATATCCTGGCCATTTTTGAATGTACAGGATTTTGTAACAAATGTTACTGTTTTACTTGCCTATATAATATGAATGTGTTAGAATTAACACAACGTTCATCCCACTAGGGACGCAAGTAAGCCGACACGGAACGGAATCGTTCATCCTCTTTGAGGACGCAAATGTTCGACTGAAGGAACGGGTTTAAACCACCCCTACTTTGGAGAAAACCAATGGCAACAGTCACTTATCGTGGTGTCGAGTACGACACTGAAGAATACAACGCAAAGGTGCTTGATGAAGCAACAAAGCGTAACAGACACGATCTAATGTATCGTGGAATTAAGGTTAAAAGTAAGGCATCACCTTGCAGTTAACATTAAAAATCGGGAGGGGTTGACACCCTCCTTTTTTTGTGCCATAATAATTTTGTAAGGACGCTTACGTCGGGAGTGACTGAATAAACTTACTGGCATATAGCTGGTTAAGGTGATGAGATACAGGTGGTGCTGCTTCTAGGGAACTAGAAGAATCGACTTACCAGTCGGATCTCAGGCAGAGATGATTTTCTAACTGTAGAAATGCCCATCTCTTGTTGGTACACAGGAGTCCAACCTCCCTCTTTATTAAACCTAAGATGCAACTTGAAAAAGTCGGGCAGATGGTTTTTTTTACTAAATATACTGTGATGACCTGAATGGCACCTTCGATTGATACCTCAAGAGCTAAAAGACTCGTCAAACTATTAAAAAGATTAATTGCTCAAGAACATCTCTACAGTGATGAGCAACTTATAGATATGAAGAAGCAACTAAAAGTTGTACAAGAAGAAATGGATGGTCTTAATCGTAAACTTAAAAAAGGATTTGGTTAAATGACAGTAAAATTAGTAAGCGTTACTCCCGATGCGGAGAAGACAATGGCATATATTGCCAGAGTATCTAACCCAAATAATCAGGACAATGGAAAGTTTGCCGGATTATTGAAATATTGTATTGTTCATAATCATTGGTCTGTATTCGAGCAGTCAACAATGACACTTGAAATTGAAACTACAAGAGCAATAGCCGCACAGATATTAAGGCATCGTTCTTTTACATATCAAGAATTTTCTCAAAGATATGCAGATACAGGACTCATATCAAAAGATATACAACTACCAGAATTAAGAAGACAGGATACAAAGAATCGTCAGAATAGTATCGATGACTTAGATGATTTTGTGGTTCAAAAATTAGAAATGCAAATGAGAACTCTATTTCATTCTGCACAGGCATTATATAATCAGATGCTAGAAGAAGGAGTTGCCAAAGAGTGTGCTAGAATGGTATTACCACTCTGTACTCCTACAAGAATCTATATGACAGGATCGTGTCGTTCTTGGATACATTATATCAATCTACGTTCTGCACATGGTACACAGAAGGAGCATATGAAGATTGCAGAGGCATGTAGGGATGTGTTCGTAGAGCAGTTTCCTATCGTTTCAGAGGCTCTTGAGTGGGTCTAAATAATTTTACCTAACTTATTACTATGGCAACATATCCAGTAGTTCACACTAAAACAGGTGAGCAAAAAGAGGTATCAATGAGTGTCCACGATTGGGATCAATGGTGTACTGATAATCCTGATTGGTCAAGGGATTATTCTGATCCATCTACAATGCCCGGTGTGGGAGAAGTTGGGGAGTGGAAGGATAAACTTAGAAAGAAAAATCCGGGATGGAACGAGGTATTGGAAAAAACAAGAAAATCAATACCACATAGACAGAGAGCAGATCAAAATTTAGTACAAAAAATCTAATGCCACGCAAGAAAAGAACTGCTGATCAACCCATTGGTGTTGGTTTAACGGCTAAGCAATTCAAAAGAAAAAAACCTCTTGGCAATGATTACCTTATTGATATAGAACCACTCACAGATAATCAAAAAAGATTATTTGAATCTTATAAGAAAGGTAAACATATTATTGCATTTGGAGCAGCAGGAACAGGTAAAACATTTATCACATTATATAATGCACTAACTGATGTTCTTGATCCATCCAAACCTTATGAGAGAATCTATCTGGTTCGATCATTAGTCGCAACAAGAGAGATAGGATTTTTACCCGGAGATCACGAAGACAAGGCTGATATCTACCAAATACCATATAAGAACATGGTGAAGTATATGTTTCAGATGCCATCTGATGCAGACTTTGAAATGCTCTATGGTAATCTAAAGGCACAAGAAACTGTAAAGTTTTGGAGCACTTCCTTTTTGAGAGGAACAACACTTGATAACTGTATTGTGTTAGTTGATGAATTTCAAAACTTGAATTTTCATGAATTAGATAGTATAATAACAAGAGTTGGTGAAAACAGTAAAATTTGTTTCTGTGGTGATGCCACTCAGACAGATTTACAAAAGACCAATGAAAGAAATGGAATCATTGATTTCATGAAAATAGTTCGGACAATGCCCTCATTTGATCTGATTGAATTTGGCATAGATGATATTGTTCGTTCTGGATTAGTCAAAGAGTACATTATTGCAAAAACACAACTAGGTATGTAATGTTTAATCATGTAGATATTGAACTCCCGAAACTTTCGAGGGAGACAATTGATGGGGTTCGTTATTATTCAGTTCCTGATGAAGACGAATTACTAAAATTAGTTTCAATCACTTCAATCACAAGTCACTTTAACAAAGATATATTTGTGAAGTGGAGAAAGAGAGTTGGTGATGTTGAAGCAGATCGTATTACGAAAGCTGCTACAACAAGGGGAACATCATACCACACACTTACGGAGAACTTTTTACTTAACAATAAACTTCCCGAAGGATTACCAATTTCTGAGTTCTTATTTAAGATATCTAAGTCCACACTCAGAAAGATTGATAATATTCATGCTTTGGAAGGTTCATTGTATAGTAAGCAATTAGGAATTGCAGGAACCGTTGATTGTATTGCAGAATACAATGGTGAATTATCAATAATTGACTTTAAGACATCCGCAAAACCAAAACCCGTTGATTGGATTGAGCATTATTTTGTTCAAGCAATGGCATACGGTTGTATGCTATACGAACTCACTGGGTTGTCGGTTAAAAAACTAGTTATCATCATGTCATGCGAAAATGGAGAGTGTGTTGTCTATGAAGAATACGACAAAGCAAAGTACATCAAACTACTCGGAAAATACGTTAGTAAGTTTGTTCAAGATAAATTGGAACTCTATGGAACCGAATAAAGAACTTGAGAAGGCTATTGAGAAGAAGTTTCTGACTCCTTCTAAGTTTGCGATTGAGATCGAGAAAATAGTTGCTGAAGAGGAATTCAATTACATTGATGCAATCTGCCACTATTGCGAATCTAACAATCTTGAGATAGAATCAGTAACGAAACTTATTTCAAAGTCTCTCAAAGAGAGATTAAAGTGGGACGCAACCCGTCTTAACTATATGAAAAAGACAACTCGTGCTAGACTACCTTTGTAATGAAAAAAGCAGAATTGATTCATTGGAGGTTGCAAGCAATACTTCGGGAACACAGTATGCCGGATCTTAAGTATCTTGGTGTAAGACCCGATAGTATTGGAATGCCTCAACATTGGTATCAAATCGGTAAGGCAGAAGTGCCTTGCGATTCAATTACAGAATTAGACACTGAAATTACTGATGATGATCAAGAAAAAAGTGACACCCTTTGAAACCTATCAAACATATCTTTCAATTAAGAATCATTTTTCAAGTCCGAAATATGATTACTTTAAATATGGTGGTAGATCAAGAGCCAAGATAACTGCTTTCAATAAACGGAAAGATAAGTATTGGTTCGAGAAGACATCAAGAAAATATCCTGATCATGAGATCGTTGATTTCCTTGTGTCCAACTTTGTGAATACGGATAATCCTTCTGGTCTATGGATTGGTGAGATCATCAATTCTGGTGAGAGGAATTATTCAGAATGGTCAAGACGACAGCAAAGTCTTGGTTACATTTTTAGAGAGCAAGTCACTGAATTGTTCAATGAATTTGATTTGGATGATCTATTTGATTGCTCGAATGGCCATCCGATAGTATTGAAACAATATCTAGGTGGCAACATAGATCTAGAGACTCTTGTGATCCTTGATAAGATCTTTGAGTTTCGTTCTAGGTTTGATAAAAAACTTATTGACCCAGTGTGGGAAACCGTAAGTCTCAAACTTAGGAAATACGATCCTTTCATAAATATTAATGTGTTTCAATATAAAAAAGTTTTACGAGAAGTGGTCAATGAGTGATTTTTTCGATTCTGAAATAGTTAAAGAAGAATTAACTAATATTAATAAATTGCAACAGGAGATCTACGGAGCGACTATGCAATACCCTTCCATGTCCCGTGAAGAAAAACTTGAGCACGTTGAAAAGTTAACAGAACTTACGGATAAGCAGAGAGTTATGTACACTCGTTTACGTCTGTCTGATGATCCGGAAGCAAAGAAAACACTAGATGATTTGACTAAATCCATATCATTATTTGGGTATGGTGAAAACACTGATATGAATTTATTCTTTGATGCTGTTTCCAAAACCATACAATCATTAAGGATCAATATTGACTAAATGATCTGTCTTTGTTATAATAAAACCAATCCAACGAAATCCAACTTAATCCGAGGTAATCTAAATGTCATTTGCTGATTTAAAGAAGCAATCAAAACTAGGCTCTCTAACTGCTAAGTTAGTTAAAGAAGTCGAGAAGATGAACAACAACGGTGCATCAGGTGATGACCGTTTCTGGAAACTAGAAGTAGACAAGAGTGGTAACGGTTATGCTGTTATTCGCTTCCTACCTGCACCAGACAAGGAAGATCTTCCTTTTGTTAAATTATATTCCCATGCCTTCCAAGGCCCCGGTGGATGGTACATTGAAAACTCTCTGACTACTTTAGGTCAGAAAGATCCTGTATCAGAATATAATTCCCAACTGTGGAACAACGGAACAGATGCTGGCAAAGACCTTGCTAGAAAGCAAAAGCGTAAGTTAACTTACATTGCAAACATCTATGTTGTAAAAGATCCAGCCAATCCTGCGAACGAAGGACAAGTATTCTTATATAAATTTGGTAAGAAAATCTTTGACAAACTCACTGCAGCAATGCAACCTGAGTTCGAGGATGAAGAAGCAATCGATCCATTCGATTTCTGGCAGGGTGCAAACTTCAAGTTAAAAGCAAAGAACGTCGCAGGATATAGAAACTACGATAGTTCTGAGTTTGCTGCACAAAGTCCTCTACTAGATGACGATGATGCAATGGAAGCAATCTGGAAGAAGCAAAGTTCTCTTGAAGAGTTCAGTGCAGCATCCCAGTTCAAGACCTATGATGAACTTAAGACTCGTCTTGAGTATGTTCTAGGTAAGAGAGGTGTAACACCTGTTGCTCAAGATGCAGAAGTTCAAGAAGAAGAGTATGAAAGAGAACCTGTAGCAGAAAGGGAGACTGTCTCCTCAGTAGCAAGAGGTTCGAGTGAAATTGAAGATGACGACACGTTATC